TTTTTGTTTTCTTTTCATTTGGTTTCTTGTATGAGTATTTACCTCCTGACTGTATTGCAGTCCACACCTCAGTCGCTTTCTCTTTGGTATCATAGATGCATTGACCTGACCCTATTCTGAATTTTCCGTTGCTGCATTTAATTACTGGCATCCTAATATATTAATTTATTTATATCTATGTTGTGTTCGCTTAGTATTTCTCCGAACTCCTCATAAACCAAAAAGATTGAGTCATCAACATCAAGACCTCTGAATAATGCCTTCTCTGTTATTCGCTTTCTGCTATTGTGCAAGAACTCAAAAACTGCCGAACATAGTTGATAAGACTGCACACATCTTAAATGCTCAATCTTGTCATCATGGTCATCAAGGTCAAAGGTTAACTGTGCTTTCATTTCAATGCTTTAAATATTTGTGAACGTACTTCGTTTACAGTAGGGAAGAACATTTGAGCAGATAACAGGTGCATTCTTAGTCGCTGCTTCCAAGACTTTGAGGTTGGACTTCATGGCATTAAACTTGGAAGCAACCAAAGGAACAAGACAAGCATCTGCCTCATTGTAGAAGTTCATATATTGGTCAACTGGTAACGCATTGCGTATATACCCATCAACCTTGAACCCACACATATAATCATTAATCATCCTGCCCCATTGATTAACTACTTCCTTGTCCTCTGAGTAACCGCAAAGGATAAAGGTTGAGTTATTTTTCAGCATTGAATCCCCTGCCACCCTCTTCATCGGATTCTTTAGTATTGCAATATCTTTCTCGTGTGTTACTGATCCTGCGTAAACGAACCTCACCTTTTCGGATTCAGTCTTTACATCCGTAAACTGGTCTTCTCCATAAGGTAAAGCATTTGGAATAACCATACAGTTCTTATTGTATTGGTATATCTCCAATGCTAAGAGTTCATTTGAGCAGGTTACCATATCTGCTACCTTGATGTGGTCTATAACCTTTTTGGTAGGATATTTCCCGTATAAGATATGCCAAGGGTCAAGATGCCAAAAGTCATCTACATCTACCACTAACTTGAATCCGTACTTCTCCCGTAACCTTACCACCTCATCAATCTCCATCCCTGCTATGTACCGATTGATAAAAAGTATGTCATATCCTTTTTGAAGTTCTTCCTCGGTTAGTACATCTGTCATCATTGCGTAATCCTTTGGTAAGTAGATTACGGGATTGAATAACCTATGGAAGGATACACCTGAGTTACGCTGACCGACTGTTATGATTCTCATTGTTTGTTTTTAAAAGGTCTACCTTTCTTTTTTGGTACTTGTACAGGTTCTTGTACAGGTTGTGCATCAAGCAACTTGGATGCTTGGTATGCATCCCAAAAGTTAATCAATCTCTTCATCATATCGGCAACACAATTGCTGCACCAACTTGTCAGAATAAAACCAGGGTCAAGATACCTTCTGTAAATTTGCTCATACCCTACAAGAATGTGCAAAGGAAGGTTCTTCATAAACCCAATCTTTACGCATTCAAAGTTGTAAATATTATCTTGAATAAACTGCTCGTCTTCGTGTGTCATTTATTATAAGTTTTGTTGTAGTATTGTTCAGGACTAACATCATCATCTGAACATTGACATATATTTTGCCTATATTCATTTGCCTCTCCGTAATCATATGCCATCATTATCTGGTCTTTCTCCATTGCTTTTGCTTCTGCAATGTCTTCTTGAGACAAGTACCCTTGCCTGTGGTGATACCTTAACGCTAACCATTGGACTGCTGTCATGTTTTGTGTTTCTTGGTTCATGTGTTTATTTTTTAAAAAATATATTGTTTAGAAGGTTACGGAATAGCGGAGCAGATACCCCTGCAACGAATGCCACCAAGGTGCAATTAAGGACCATTGCAGGCAGGAAGTACAAAATGATGGCAACATATACGGATAGACACATATTGCAGTTAAATGGTTTGAAATTGATTTTCCACTTCTCAGGCAGTCTTGCCATATCAATGAAGTAAAAAACAAAGAAAAGCGTTGCGATAACAATTTTAAGGAGTAACATGGTTTTTGATTTTATATTTAAGTAATGTTCGGGTCTTCTTAATGGTCTTCATAAGGGAACGATATGGGATGCCAGTATCCCTTGAAAGACTCATTATGTTCTGCCCATTTTCTGAGTACAAGCGTAATATCTCAAGTTCATACCAATGCAGAATCTTTAAAGAATTATTCAACTTCACAGTTATCTCATCGGTTTGGATTGTATCGCTTACATCAGGTGCATCATGTTTCTCTGTCCATTCGGTAAACACCTTGCGGAACTTATTGAAGAAAGTTGACCTGTCAGATTTTATCATTGAGAGCATTGTGCGGACTAAGTAGAACTTTAAGAATCCACCCGTATGCATTGACATAAACTTTGCCTCATCCATCTCACAAAGTACCATAAACATCTCCTGCCTCAAGTCATCCTGCAACTCAAAAGGTTGCATCTTCTTGATGGCATTGTCTATATCCTTGTCAGTGTACAGACCTGCTATGATATCGTTTTTAGTCAGACCCATTCGTTAAGTTCAGGAATGCCCTTATTATCAGTTGCAAGGTAACACAAAGCACCTGCATTCTTTGCCCTATTGAGAAAAACTATCTGATAGTCACTAAGTTTATCCTTAATAGTTTTAACCTCGCAGTAAACCGCCTTGCCTGTTGACTTGCAAAATCCGGTGATATCTGCCACCCCTCGTTCACCAATGAACTTTCTACCTGGGACAGATAGGTTGTTATTCCTCCAGACATAATATCCTTTGCTTTCAAGTTTCATAAGTGCAAACTTTGTTATTAATCCTACTGAGAGGTCCATATTTATTGCTTATTTAATATGGTTTTGTAAATATGTTGTGCAATTTCTTTCATCATCAATGGAGGAACTGCCCTGCCTATTCTTTCCCACTGTTTACTATATGAACCAGTCAACTTGTAGTCTGTCGGAAAAGAACTTAATATTTTTAATTCATCAATACTCAATTTGTTTTCTTCTTTATTGTTTCTTATTACTTTATATCTTCTTGTCGCACCAAGTCCATCTGCCGTAATTGTAAAGCAAACGCTATTTTTATCTGCTCTTCTTGGTATTAATTCTCCAAATGCCTTACGTTTCATTTCTATATATTCCACATCGTTCAATGCCTCTCCTATTGTTACAATCTCAGAAAATACCTTTGGAAATGTAATGACATTTTTTATATCATTTCGCACTCCAATAAATATTGTTCTATCCCTATTTTGTGGTACTCCATAGTTCTTAGCATTTAATACTTTAAACCTAACAGAATAACCGCACTTTGTTAATGTGTGGTATATCGTATTTTCCTCTTCACCAAAAATATTGTATTGCTGATTCCCTAATAATTTTGATGATGCACCTGATACTAAACCTGCAACATTCTCACATACAAAAACTTTTGGTTGTATCTCATTCAATATTCTTGCAAATTCAAAAAATAAATCATCTGTTCTCTGTTCTGTATCTGAGTATTTTTTAACCTCACCCCATAGTTTCTCTTTTGCTCCTGCAATTGAAAAACTTGCACAAGGTGGTGAACCATCAAGAATATCCAATTCTCTTTTTTTTATTTGTATTTTGTCTAATATTATATTACCAGTTAGTTCTCTGATATCTTCTTTAAATATATGTGTATCAGGATAATTTTCTTGATATGTTTCTTGTGCTGATTCAATGAATTCATTTATTGCCAAAACATTTCCACCTGCCAAACGATAACCAGTTGACGAACCACCACCACCTGCAAACAAAGAAACTACATTGAAAAGATTTTTCTTTGACTGACTATTTACATAGTTCATATCATATAAGAAAGGTTTCATCTATTTTGATTTTAAAAGTTTATCAAAGTAATCGGCAACCGCAATTCGATAGCATTGATGCTCCATGTAGTCATCATCCTTCATTTTGTTCTTGATGTCTATCTTATCCTGCCTTGATCCTTCAAACATTTTATCATTCATTGCCTTTAGTACCTTGTCATAGGTATCTTCAACCTCAACAATGATTTTACCACGTTTGTGCAGGATATGGAATACATCAATACCAAAGACAATGTTATCCCATTGGCGAAACTTAGAGTAGCAATCAAAAGCAGTCTCTATCTTTTCATCATCAGATATGTACCTTGGTTGCCATTTGCTTTCTTGTTCAACTGGTTTAATCTCATTCAGTTTCTGCATCCCATATCTTGCAAATGCTCGGAGTAACCTATGAAGGTATAGCATTGAGAAGTTTTGGTAGGTTTCTGCTTCTATGTCAAGTTTACCCTTTGCTGCTAAGTCAAATGCAAGAGATATTTCGCCAATCTTAATGTTAGGGTATTCCTCCATAATGGACTTGTACATAAGCAAAAGGTCTGCATTGTTTGGCATCTTATCACCTTTAACCCCAAGTTTCTGCATCCCGTTGATAAGTTCATCAATAACAAGTCCAGTGCTTACTGATCCAATAGGTTGCGATGTTCTTGATAGTTTAAACTTCTCAAGGTCTAATTCCTCTGAGTTGGTCAATCTTGTCTGTGTACTGACGGAGTTCTGCTCTGCGTTCTGCATAGATGTCAGAACTTGATTTAGTGGTAACATTTTTAGTATAATTTTTTGAGTTTTTAATCCAGTTCCTTGATGCTGCTTTCCAGTCCTTCATTGGGTTTTTACCTACCTTCCAACCATTGCTTTCGTAGTAGTTAAAGAATCCATCTGCTTCATTTAGGTTGCCTACCTCTTCAAAATAGTTCTGCACTTCAAATAACTCAGGTTTTAAAAATCCTCTACCTTTTTGTATTTTATTTCTAATTATAACTTCATTTACATTTTCATTTTCATTTTCCATATGTTTATCATATGATTCACATATGTTAGTCATATGTTTAGATTCACTACCTTTTACCTTGTTATTCCTTCTTGATTCAGAATATTTTTTACGTTTTTCTGATTCCTCATACATCCTATTATTGATGTATCCTGAATCAGTTCTGGTAAACTTACTGAATACAATTTCATCATATGATTTACATATGTTCATCATATCTTGCTCAGATAATACCCCTTGCTGATGTTGGTAACAAAGTAGTCTAATGAACATACCTACTTGCTCATTTGACATAGTAAACGTACTGCTTAAAAAATCAGATGTGTATAGTAACACTGCTGGGTCTTTTGCCATAAAAAAAATACCTTAAAAAGATTCGGGGGGAACAGGTCTGCCTTTGCAAACCTCCGAACCTTTCTAAGGCATTAATAATTTTAATTGCACCTGATGTTCCCCTATCAAGTACTCCAAATATAACATTTTACTTAACATCTTCAACTTTTTTCTTCACTCGGACCGCATAGGTTTTGCCATCAATCCTACTGGTTACCTTCCTGCCAATCTGCCTCAAGTCGCTAATCTTATTGGGAGGGTATCCCATAAAGTTACAAACGCACTTGCCTGACCGAAAAATGACCGCTTTTTTCCTTCGTTCTTCAATGTCATCAATAGACAAATCATAAACCAAATACTCAACTGCATTCTCTAAGTGAAATGTAATGTCCCTCAAAACTTTGTTTTTAATAGTGATAAGATAGATGCTCCAATGTAAAAACAGACCGCCAATGGTACTGCAATGAGAAAAAAGTAAATGATTTGGACTACTCTCATAGGTCCATTTTTAATCGGTCTTGAGATATTCCATAGGTTTCACCATGACCAAGATTAACAATATTCTGAGGCATAAATACTTCAGCACCTGGAAAGAATCCTTTGAATTCATAGTTAGGGAATTCACCTACCATTAATGCGTAATAGTTAGGTATTGCACGATTCTTCCAAAGTCCTACCAATAGCATCCCGTTTGATTTCTTTGTGGTCTTTACATCAATATACCCATGTCCATTGATGTAGCAATCGTATGGAATCGGATGGTCTATGGTCATGTCAGGGTATATGTTTTTCA